ACCAAGTTACTTATTACACAATAATACTTAAATATAATTGATGTCTAAATTATATTGTTTCCCGATAGACGCCCTCTGGGCGTTTATCCACCAAGTTACTTATTACACAATAATACTTAAATATAATTGATGGATGCCATCTAGGAATTTATCCACCAAGTTACTTATTACACAATAATACTTAAATATAATTGATGTTTAAATTATATTGTTTCCCGATAGATGCCATTTGGGCGTTTATTCATCAAGTTACTTATTACACAATAATAATTAATGACTAAAATTATTCTGGCATGTTTATTTTAATATACTTATGTATTGTTAAAATTACTTTGAGATGTAATTTAACACTATTTATTGATTCATATTCTAACATCAATGATTGTATTTTTTTACAATTATTATAATAACATTTTAAAATATTTAATTTCAATTATCAAACTAACTAATAAAAAAAATTTATTGGTCTTATAATTTTTTTATATAAATATACTTTGATGTTATTATATTTGTTTATAAATGTTTAAAATAACACATTATCAATATCATAAGTTTATCCAATCTACCATATTTTTGATGTATTGATAACGATACTGTCCATATAATTATTTACCCATCCGTATTTTACTAAATTTAATATTATCAAATAATTAATTACTCTAAATTTTTTTAAACACAAGTGAAATACAATTATATTCCCTTATTAAATTAATATATTGAAAAGTATTATTGTTGATGTTTATGACATAAATTGTTTTTATATTTATAATTTTTACATCTGATATTATTACGTTTAATATGTATACATAATTTATTTAATTTAGTTTTACTATGAATATTACAAAAATTACTAGTTCCAACAACTTTTTTCCACATATTGAATTTAAATTTATTCCTCTAGTATAAATATGCGTACATTTATTAATTAGTATAATCATTTATATCAATGAATATTGAAAACATGTGTGTATATTATTTTTTTTTAATAAAAAATTGAAATTTTATTTACATATTAATAATCAACCAAATGGTCGCCAATTTTTGGAAAAATTAAAAAAATTAGGACAGTGCATTGAAAAAGGTTATCTTTCCCAAAATTCTCCTACTAAATCATTAAATCATGGTATCAGTTGGCAACAAAAATATAATACTCATGATATTTATTATGCTCTTGATCAATCCATGCTTGATACAGATATTGATGTCTGTTATATTAAATATTATGAAAATCATCCTGTATTAATGACCCGAACATATCTTCCAGGTTACATCGGATCATATTTGAGATTTCCTAGAATTGGATCAGATCCACCAAACATTATTAATGGATTTAGACAATATATGTTTGGTGATTTGACTAGTTTGTCAGATAGAGAAAACCAATTATTAAAACAAGCATATTTTGAGTCTAGACAAGGAATTTATTGGAATCAAGGAGATTTTATTATTATGGATAATATTCAATATGGTCATTCAAAGGAAGCATACACTGGAGATTTAGAATTATGGGTTGGAATGATTGATCAAGTAAATGTATTTCATCGGTATGACCAAATTTTGTTAGGTCACCCAAAAATTACATCATTACCAGTAGGATTGAATCCTGATCAGAATAATGGATTGTATTGGAAATCTGTTAAAAATGAAATTATGTGGTCCGAAATTGTGCCTATGCGAATATTTGATAGTCTCGGAAATCTGAATAACTGGATTCCTCAAATCAAGTGGGAATTTAAAAAATATAATCATCTTCATATTGTCAATACTGGAGTCGATGATATGAGAATCGCTTTTACAGAATTAGGATTCAATCAGACGAATGAATTTAAATGGGGTGGAAATAGTTCTGGTAGAACTATTAGAGTCAAAACAGAAAATAATTTATATAAACCAGATGCATATCCAAAACATTTGTTTTTATTACCTCATAATGAAATTTTATATCAACGAGCAATTCCAAATCAGATAGTATTTGGAACACTCAATCCAGCTCAACATGGTGGTAGAACTATGACACATTCTGCTCAACTATGTGAAGACATAATTAGAAGTCAACAGAATGGTTCAGAATTATTAAACAAACTCAAGATGGGTGGAATTACAATTAGATCAGGATTCATTAGTAGTTATGATCCTGATAGGGATTTATGTTATATTAGATCGTGGAACGAAAGATTTAGTGGAGATGTCCAGATTAATGATATTAAATTACAGGAATATCAAATAAAATTTCCAAAGTATAAACATAAAATTAAAAATATGTTAATTGCTGAAGAAATGATGCGGATGGCAGTTGATCAAATGGATATCCATATTTGATGACTGAAATTACAATTCCAGGTTATAAAGATTCATATATAATGTTTCCACGAATTCAATTAGATGAACCTTCGATTGAGAATGGATTTAGGATGTATCTAATTAATAATCAAGAATTAACAGTTACACAAAAAAGTATCATTCTAAAAGGATTTTGGGATTCCAGAGAAGCCGTTTTTCCAAAAAAAGGAGATATATTATTAGTCGATAATGTTAAATATGCTCATTCCAGAGAAAGTTATAATGATATTGATACTCCTAGAAATTTAGTTGTATTAATGGCAGGAGTCGTGTGGACTGATGATTCTAATATTATGTTTGAAAAGCTTAATACCCAATTAGTTACAAATATAATATCAAAATATCCGTCAATAGATATTTTTAATTAATACAATTATCATTAAAAACATTTTTTATGAAAATATATATTGGTATGTTTGAAAAACTTAATAACAAATATAATATCATTTGATCAAGTTAATTGAACTCAAATTAGAAACGAGTTGAATAGTGATTTGAAAACATTATATTGTTATAATAATCAAATGATATATTTAAATTGTAAAAATAATTCAATTTAATCATTATATTATTTAATATCATCAGTGATATACAAATTGACATAAATAGAGTTAATTCTCATATAAAACAACAAAGTAGATATAATTAAATTTATTATCATTTAAAATGATATATTTTTAAACATATAAATATCTCATAATTTATTTGATAATAATACCAGATTACAAAAATATTGTAATAGTCTGATTATCCAAGAATTACCGATGTATCTTGGATGACAAATTTACAAATATTACACGCTAATGATAAATTTAAATTTGATACAATTAGATGGATATAATAATCCAAACATTACTGATGTATCTTGGATGGCGTCTAGTTTACAAATATTAAATGCTGGTAGTAATTCCGGAATTACTGATTACGGTATCAAAAATTTAAATTTGTTATATTTAAATGCTTTTTCAAATCCAAACATTACTGATATATCTTGGATGGGGACGAGTTTACAAATATTAGATGCTAGTGGTACTTCTGGAATTACTGATAAAGGTATCAAAAATTCAAATCCCAAAATTAAATTCAATTGGTAATAAATGAATATTTATTAAAATTTATATTTATATAAAAATGGATGAAGTGATATTAAAATATTCAAAAAAATATCGAACTGTATCAGTAAATCAATTAAAACGTGTAATTTATTATAATTTAAATAAACGGTTATTAAAAATTTCGAATGATATAATTAAGGAGATTAGTAAATATTTAGATATAATATCATTAATTAAATTATCTCAAGTTTCAAAGTTATTTAGACGTGGAGTAAAAATTATTAAATTTACTAAGACAAATTCAAAAAGTTTTAAAATGGCTGATGAAATCTTAAAATCACCAATATTCAATGAATTAAAAATTTTATATGCTCATAACAACAAAAATATAACTAATCAGGGTATTATAAGATTAAATTTGATAGAATTAAATGCATCTAATAATTCAAATATTACTGATGTATCATGGATGAAAAATTTACAAATATTAAATGTCAGTAATAATATTGGTTTAACTAAATCGGGTTTTAATAATCAAGGTATCAAAAATTTAAATTTGAGACAATTAAATGCATCTTATAATCCAAACATTACTGATGTATCTCGGATGACAAGTTTAAAAGTATTATTTGTCGATGGTAGTTCGGGTATTAATAATCAAGGTATCAAAAATTTAAATTTGGTAGAATTATATGCAACTAGTAATCTGGGCATTACCGATGTATCTTGGATGACAAATTTACAAATATTATATGCTAGTGGTGATTCTAGAATTAATAATGATGGAATCAAAAATTTAAAATTGATACGATTACATACCTCTAATAATCCAAACATTACTAATGTATCTTGGATGACAAGTTTACAAATATTAGATGCTAATCTTAATTCGGGTATTACTGATCAAGGTATTAAAAATTTAAATTTGAAACAATTACAAGCTGCGTTTAATCCAAAAATTACTAATGTATCTTGGATGACGAGTTTACAACTATTATATGCTAGTGGTTATACTGGAATTACTGACCAAGGAATCCAAAAATTAAATTTAACAGAATTAGCTGCGTCTGATAATCCAAACATTACTGATGTATCTTGGATGACAAGTTTACAAATCTTAGGTATCTCTGGTAATTCTGGAATTAATGATAACGGAATCAAAAATTTAAATTTGATAATTTTATATGCAAATGATAATTCAAACATTACTAATGTATCTTGGATGAAAAATTTACAAATATTAGATGCTAGTGGTACTTCCAGAATTAATGATGATGGTATCAAAAATTTAAAATTGATAGAATTAGATACTTTTAATAATCCAAACATTACTAATGTATCTTGGATGACAAGTTTACAAATATTAGATGCTAGTGGTAATTCTGGAATTACTAATCAAGGAGTCAAATATTTAAATTTAAAAAAATTAAATGCTTCTAATAATTCAAAAATTACTAATGTATCTTGGATGACAACGAGTTTACAAACATTAAATGCTAGTGGTGATTCTGGAATTAATGATGACGGAATCAAAAATTTAAATTTAAAAAAATTAAATGCTTCTGATAATTCAAAAATTACTGATGTATCTTGGATGACGACGAGTTTACAAATATTAAATGGTAGTGGTGATTGTGGAATTAATGATGACGGTATCAAAAATTTAAAATTAACAAAATTAAATGCTTCTAATAATCCAAACATTACTGATGTATCTTGGATGAGAAGTTTACAAATATTAAATGCTACTGGTGATTCTGGAATTACTGATGAAGGAATAAGAAATTTAAATTTAAATTTTCTAGATGCAGATAATAATCCAAACATTACTCAATGAAAATTTATATTTAGATAAAAAATTAATTATTTATAAAAATGAATCAACTGGTATTATCAGTAAATCAATTGAAACCAGTGATTCATTGTAATTTCACAAATTTGAATCCCCTGCCATTTAAACAATCAGAGGAAATTAGTAAATATTTAGATGTTATATCAGTAATTAAATTATCTCAAGTTTCAAAGTTATTTAGAGGTGAAGTTAAAATCATTAACTTTACTGAGATAGATGCAGATAATTTTAAAATGACTGACGAAATTTTAAAATTACCAATATTCAATCATTTACAAAGTTTATATGCTTATAATAATCAAAACATAACTGATCGTGGTATTATAAAATTAAAATTAATTAACTTAAATGCTAATGATAATTTAAAAATTACAGATTATGGAATTGAAAATATTAAACATAACTAATCAAGGAATCAAAAATTTAAAGTTAATACAATTGAATGTAACTAATAATCCAAATATTACTAATGTATCTTGGATGACAAATTTACAAATGATTGTGGAATTGATGATCAAGGAATTAAAATTTTAAAATTGATAGAATTATATGCAGATTATAATCTAAACATTACTAATGTATCTCATATGACAAATTTAAAAATATTAAATGCTTCTGGTTATTCCGGAATATATATATTGAAAATTAAATTATAAGTTTCCAAGAAGCTATACCAAATCGATTCATCATAGTATTTTCAAATGGAATTAATTGATCATACCAGTATTTTTGCCATCTTTTTTTAATTTTAAATGCATAATTATGTGTATAT